TTTCTGAACCATTAATAATAAAATATCCACCAGGATCATATTTACATTCATTTGTATTTTTATGACTAAAATCTTTATTTTGCGTTAAACAGCAAATAGAAGATTTTAACATAATGGGCATTTTACCAATATGTACATTTAGAATTTCATTATTAATTGTTCTAATAATATTTGATGAATCTTTAACATATATAGTAATGTGAAAATCTACAGTAATTACAGAACTATATGTAAAATTTCTTAATCTAGCATCTTGTGGTAACATAACAGCTGTAGCTCCATTATTTTCATGAATTTGTGGTCTATGTAATTTCATATTTTTTAACTGTATTTCTAGTTCTAAACTATATGAATTTGTTTCGGATACATAATCATTTTCAGAATGAATTTTAATTGGATTAAACATATCAATAGTATTTTGCATTTGATAATTAACAAAATAATTATATGAATCTACTTGATGTCTAACTAATCTTTGTAAATGATAATCCTTAAAATAAGCTTCTATAATAGACCATGAATCATTTTGTTTTAATTCAGACATATTTTAATTTAATAGCATTTCTTTATTTAGTTTTATTTCAATTTTTTGCGTATTTTATAAGAAAATAAAATTTTAAATGCTATTAAATGGATGATAAAAATAAAACAATTAATATTGATTCAAATTTATGGAGCGTTTCATCAAAACAGAATAGATCAAGAAAAAAAAAAGATCAAACAAAATCTAAAACTGAATTTGATAACAAATTTACAGAACAGTTAAATACACTTACAGAGATGTTAAATAAATCTAAAGAACCAGAATATGGTATACTAAAAAATGGTAATAAACCAACATATAGAACCTATATGAATACAATTAATAATACTACAGGTATTAGTAATAATACAGATATTGAAAACTCTATATTAAATTCTAGTAGTAATAATAGTAGTATTAATGAAACAAATAAAATTAAATTAGGATTAAATTATAAAAAACGCACAGCAAAAGTTCAGATTCGTGGTAAGAAATCAAGGCGTAAAATTAAAAAACAAATAAAAGAATATGATAAAGAATCAATAACAGAAATTAAGAATTTTTTATATAATAATTCATTAATAAAATGTGGAACAAATGCCCCACATGACGTATTACGTGAATTATATAAATCAGCAAAATTAACAGGTAAGGTAAAAAATTCAAATGGTGAAGTATTATTACATAATTATTTTAATAATCCACAAGAAACTTTAGAGTAGAGGATAATCGTGTTTTTCTTCAAATTTAGTTATAGTTAAGGGTTATTTATTTAGGTTTATTTTTTATTTAAATTTAATGAATCAGCTAATGGATTATCTGATAAATCATTTACTTCAGTATCAGCTTCTTTATCACCAGCTGGTTCAACAACAGGTTGTTTATTATCATCTGATTTATTATCTTCTTTAGCTTCAGGTTCTTTTTGTTCATCAGCTGGTTTAACATCAGGACCCTTCGGCATGCTCATCATCATATTTCCAAGTTTCTTTTGTACAACGGTAGTAATATCTTGTCCTGATTTAATAGCATTTTCCATTTGTGTCTTAAAAGCACTATCGCTTGTCATCATTTGTTTAATTTGTAATGGTGAAACTCCTAATTTTTGACCAGAACCAAGTAACATAGCCATTTCTATTTGTCTTTCTCCAATTTCTTTATCATTTTTTGCTGCTAGTTGTAGACGTTTAAGTTCATAATTTTGTCTAGTTTTATCTCGCCTTGCATTAAATGCCTCACGTCTTCTCGCGTCTTTTGATATGTTATCAACTCGAAGTTTCTCGTTTTTAGCCATCTCAAGTTTTGCCCTAGCATTCGCTAATGCTATCTCCTTCTGCGCCATAATCTTATTGTCTTCTGTTTGATTTTCCGTGGCTATTCTTACTGCTTCTGTTTCTCTCTCGAACTCGGCCTTGGCCTCTTTCAGCTGTTTTTCTTTCTCAGCTTGATATGCGTCTTGTTTACCGGTGATTGTTCCTAGAGATAATAAAGTTGCGTCTTTTAATGCTCCAAAGAAATACTCTAACATAGCATAAGCAGGATTTTTACCACCCTCTAATTTTTGTTTAGTTTCATTATCCCATTTAGCAGTTGCTGAAGCCTGTTCATTAAAAGCGCCAACAGATTTAATAGCCTTACTGAATGTCATAACAATGAAAAATACTAGAAGAATTTCAGGAATAATTGTACATATATTACGAAAAGTATTTACCATTTGTGTAATTAAATTAGATAATCCAAAATGATCATTAACAGCATCAAAGAATTCAGCAAATATAAAAAATACGGCTAAAACTAAAATAACTTTAGTAACAAGACCCATCATAGATAATCCAGTATCACTATCTTTATCATTAACACTAGGTTCAATTAATTGATCAGTTATTTTATCTATCATTCCTGCTGCTTGGTTACCCATATCTCCGCCTACATATCTAGCAAGAGTTCTAAATAATGGAAATAATAATAAACATACAGCAGGAACCATACAAACGAACCAAATATTTAAAACTAAAAAGTCAGTAGCAAATGTAGATTGTAAGATCATCATAAATATTAATGGTGGAACTTTTTCTAACACTTTATCAAATTCGCCACCAGGAGGAAAAAACATACTATATAATGCTTCTTCGAGTACAATATTTGGAGCCATTGGAGGAAATAATGCAATAAGCATATAAAAGTAATTTAGTGTTGCTAAGCCTTCCCATGATTGTCTAAGACCATCTATATCTATTTTACCAGGTTTATAATGAATTGTAGGTAAAGTCATAGTAATTATAGAAAGTCCAATAATAGCACATAATGGAGCTGCATTAGTTTTAAGGGATGTAATAAGACTAGTTTGTAACGATAAAAATAAGGCTGTAAATTTAGCTGTTAATGGCATACGACTAATATTAAAATTTTGTTGATTACTAGATGATCTATATGCTAATGTATGAACTAATGCGTCTAAAACAGGAAATTTAATATATGGTAAAAAACAAAAAGAAATGCCTAGTAAAACATTACTACATATATATATAGTTCTATCTTTAACATCTTCAATAAAATTAGTCATTATTTTACTATGATCAGGTGTAACTTTTGTGATAGTTTTATAAAAAGATGGTTTAGAAGTAATATCACTAGTATATTTGTTTATAACTTTACCTTTATTACCTACTCCTTTTTGTGGCTCTTTACGTAAATGAATAGTAAGCAAATTATCATATAAAAATAAACTTTTAAGTTTTAGAAGAGGATCTGATGGAACTGCTTGTCCTAGCGCGTTAAGCATTTCTTTTTGTTTAGCATCAAGAGCTTGTGCTGCCAATTCAGCATCAAATTCAGCATCATCAGCAGCAATCATAGCAGCATCAATATCATCAGGAGATATAAGGGACCATTCTAATTTATTTGAAAATAAATCAGGCGTATCTACACCTTCATCTATTTCTTTATCAGGGTATGATGCTTGTTGAATAGCATAGTCATTTAGAAATTTAGTCATATTAAAACCACCACCACTCGCAGCTTCTGAAGGAGATTGCATTACAATTGGAGGAAACCAAGTTTCGGCAGCAACTCTACCAGCAGTATTCCAGAACTTTGAATCAGTTGTTCTACTAGGCGAAACATGTAATCCGTGATAATTAAAGTCAAATGCTAATTGTGAGACTGGCGCATTGTGATACCAAAAATATCCTCCATTTAAATATGAGTTATTTTCAGTATTATTAGGATCAAGTTCAGGATCTTCTTTATCAGCAGCAAATAAAATAATTTTATAATATCTTAATCTAGGTGGATTATCAGAACTTCGCGCTTCAATCCATTTATAACCATCATTATCACCATCAACAGGTTTACTATCTAATTGATATGATCCACCTTCAAGTAAATAATGATTAAGTTCTCTATGTTTAAGGGTTGAAAAGTCTTTATTTAAGGTTGTTTCAATATATTTATTTGGCTGAAGATCTTCACTCTTTATCTCTTGCGATCTATCCAGAGCGCGTTTAGCAAGATAGTAATCTAGGAAGCCAGGCTCCTTTCCCTCGAGCTCCTCACTGCCAACATTTATGCTAACATAGTCAAATGCTTTGATATTGGGTGGTACATTTTTCTTATAATATTTTTTAGTAACACTATTTAAAATAGCAGCACCATATTCAGTAATAGCAAATTTATGACTAAGTGAAGTAGGATTATTAACATCTAAAGGAGTTTTAGTTTCTGGATTTTTTTTAGTAAATCTAATGAGTTTAGATTTATTATATTTACCTACTTCTTGAGGGTCGTTAATAGAATCGGGTATTTTATTTCTTTCTTTTTCCACGCGCAGTCTCTTTTCTCTTTTGTTCCTATTTTGCGCTTTTCTATCTGCTTTAGTACGAAAATTTTTTTTAAATTTTTTATTAAAATTTTCATAAAGATCTTTTTTAAAGAAACCTGATAAATTATTATCTGAATCATGAATATGAGATTCATCATCAGAATCAGAATCATAAATATTATTTCCAATAAAATTATTAATTTTACTGATAATTGATTCCATCTTAATATAATGTATATAGATATTAGATTATATTAAGCTAACTTAAATTTTTAATAATAATAATTATAGAAAGGAGTTAAATAAAGTTAACATTTATTAAGATAATTAAGTAATTCGTTTTGTAGGACATGATGCTGAAACAATATATAGTGAATTTTCAGTTAATACAATAAATTCTTTATCAACTTTATATATTTTACTAATAGGACTAGTATATTCATCTTCGCTACGAACTAAAAGTTTTTCATCACTAGTTCTCACACCGAAAAAAACTGTTTGTTTAATTGAATCTTCCCAATAATCTAACATAATTGGTTTATCTTCTTTAATTGCAATTTTAGCAGCATTTGATAAAATTAATTGTGAAGGTAATTGTTGTTCTTCTGAACGATTAGCTAATTCTGTCATAATATTATTAAATAAGAAATTCTATTTATATTCTAAACTAATTAAATTGTTCTATTAATTAAAATAACTAAAATATTTATATAATGATAGAATATTCTTTATCTGATAAAAAAATATATAATGATAAACTTATAGGTGATTTTAATAAATATTTTATAAACTATAAAAAAATAATTATGATGTATTTAAATCATTATAAAAATATTATAGAAAATAAAGAAGAGTTTAATAATGAGATTAAATTGACTGGTATATCAGCTTTAACTAATATTTATTTAATATTATTGATATCAACAAAAAATTTAAATGCTACAATGCATAATTGTGAGAAAACTATATTTTATTATTTTGAGTTTATTGAACAAATGAATGCCCCTAAAACAGATATTCAAGCAATATTAAAATTGAATGTATTTGATGCCAAATTATTTATATATAAAAAAACAATATATGATCTAAAAGAAATAAATTATAAAAATAATGAAGCTGAAGAACAGTTTTTCATAAATATTAAAAATTTTACATTAGTAATAAATAAAATATTAGAAATATTAATTAATTCTAATAAAAAAATTGATATTATTATTAAATGTCTAAGTGATATAATAGATGAAATACCATATAATGTAAATAACAACTATGTAGATAATATTAGAAATATGAAAACATATACAACAAATAGTGATTTATTATCTATTTTAAATAGGGGAACTTAGGTGTTCTTCTAAAGTAACTCTTTAATTAAATAATTTAAGATTTTAGATATAAATGATATGTAAGTAAATTTTTAAATAGATTGGTGGTTTGTAGAACTTAGATTTCCTTAACTATTCTTTAATAATTGTTTTATATTTTTTCAGCCCCTTATTTTTACATTTTTTATTTTCTATATTTTGTATAAAAATATTGTCTACTGAAATAAAATTAAATTCATCATGAAATATTTGTTTAAGTTTTTCGTATATATTATAAATGTCAGTTTCATTACATTTACCAACAATTAAAACACTTCCTGTTCTAAAAATCATAAATGATATTTTATTTTTAGAATTATTTAAATAAA